CAAGAAGTATCAATTTTATCACATTACAATTCATAGCTACACGAACAGGTGTTAGCTTTGAAGAGGTCGCAGGGTAAGGATAGAAGAGGAGAATAAAAATGGCAAACATTAATGACTTCAAAGCTAAACTTGCTGGCGGTGGTGCTAGACCCAATCTGTATAAGGTAGTTATGCCTTTTCCAGGTTACGCTCAAGTTGGTGGAGAAATAGAAGACCTAGCTTTCTTATGTAGAGCTGCGTCATTACCAGGTATGACAATTAATCCAATTCCTGTATTATTCAGAGGAAGAACGGTTAACGTTGCTGGTGATAGACCTGCATTTGCTCCGTGGGAATTAACGGTGTACAATGACACAAACTTTAAATTAAGAAACGCTTTTGAAAGATGGCAAAACGGTATTAATAATATGACTGATAACGAAGGATTAACAAATCCTGCTGATTATCAAGTGGATGCTTTTGTTGACCAATTAGACAGAAACGGTGCTACATTAAAGTCTTATACTTTAAGAGGCGCATTTCCAAGTGCTATTGGTGCAATTGGTCTATCATATGACGAAGCTGGAGAAGGAATTGAAACGTTTACGGTAACAATGACGTACAACTTCTTTGAAAGTAATACCACTACTTAAAAATTACTTATAAATAGTAATATAAGTTTTAAGGAGACGATAAATTATGGCTGAATTATTTGGATTTTCTATAACGAGGGTAAAGAAACCTCAAGATCCAAAACAATCGTTTACGCAACCACAAGCGGATGATGGAACACAAACCATCGCCGCTGGTGGTTATTACGGTCAATATCTGGATATGGAAGGTCAGTCAAAGACTGAACAAGACCTTATCAGACGTTATAGAGAAATAGCTTTACATCCCGAATGCGATATGGCAATTGAGGATATTATCAACGAGTCAATTGTTGCTAATGAACTCAAGGACGCTATACGTTTAAATTTGGATCAATTACCTTATGGTAAAGATGTAAGAAGAAAAATAGAAGACGAGTTTAAGGAAGTTTTAAGACTAATGAACTTCCAAACAAAAGGACACGATATCTTTAGAAGATGGTACGTGGACGGTAGATTATATTATCATAAAGTAATTGATCCAGAATCTACAAGAAAAGGTATTACAGAATTAAGATATATTGATCCTAGAAAAATTAAAAAGATTAGAGAAGTAAGAAAGAAAAGACCTGATGGTCCTATACCATTTGGTTTAAGCGTTGTAGATGATATACAAGAATACTTTTTATTTAATGAAAAAGGTGTTACCAATACAACGTCTGGTGGAATCAAAATAGCTGTTGACGCAATAGCATTTTGTCCTAGTGGATTGATAGACCAAAATAAAAATATGGTCTTATCATATTTACATAAAGCAATTAAACCTGTTAATCAATTGCGTATGATTGAAGACGCAACTGTTATATACAGAATTGCTAGAGCACCAGAAAGACGTATCTTCAAAATTGATGTAGGTAATTTACCTAAAATCAAAGCTGAACAATACCTACGTGATGTTATGGCAAGATATAGAAACAAACTTGTTTATGACGCAAACACAGGTGAGATACGTGATGATAGAAATTATATGTCAATGCTTGAAGACTTTTGGTTACCAAGTAGAGAAGGTGGAAGAGGAACTGATATTACTACTTTACCAGGTGGACAAAATCTTGGAGAGATATCTGACATAGAATACTTTAGAGCAAAACTTTATAGAAGTTTAAACGTGCCTGCTAGTAGATTAGAAGCTTCATCTGGATTTAATCTAGGAAGAAGTACTGAAATAACTAGGGACGAACTTAAATTTACTAAATTTGTTCAAAGATTAAGAAAGAAATTTACTGAAATATTTAATGACATTTTGAGAACTCAATTAGTTTTAAAAGCTGTGATTACAGAAGAAGATTGGTTAACTGTTAGAGATTTTATCCAATATGACTTTTTGCAAGATGGACATTTCGCTGAACTAAAAGATTCTGAATTATTATTAGAAAGAGTAAGATTGGCTAATGAGATCCGTGATTATGTTGGTAAATATTATTCAGTAGAATACGTAAGAAAAAGAATCTTACGTCAAAATGAAAGAGAAATAGAAGATATTAATAACCAAATTAAAAAAGAAATTAAAGATGGTATTATTGCTGATCCTATGGATCAATATAAGTCTTCATCTTCTCAAATGAATATAGATGGAATAGAACAAGGAGAAAATTAAGATGGCTGACAAAGAAAGCAAAACATCAAAATTTGTAGGATTACTACAAAAAGGAAAAAATGCGGACGCTGGGCAAGCATTCAAAGACGCATTAAGAGATAAAGTAGCTGGTGCTTTAGATAAAGCAAGAGTCGCTATTGCAGGTAAAGTATTTAATGGAACACAAGCAGAAAAACATAGTGATCCAAAACCTGTGGTAACAGCTGCTTCAGATAGAACTGATAAAATTATGGATACTGATGGAAAAGAAATAGAATTTACACCATCAGCGGAGGCACCTACAGCAGACGCACCAGAGGCAAAGTAAATGTCAATTGAAGGTGTGTTTACAAGTAAGTTAGTTGAAGATAGTAAGTATCTTAACTCAAAAAGTTATAATGAACTATCGCCTAAAATGAAATTGGCGGTACAAGATACTTTTAAGTTAATTGAAAACTCTACTGAAAATGTAATTGAAAGTTTTGAGAATTCAGTAGCAAAAGTATCCGAGATTCGTGATGTTAATAAACAAGAGTTAATGAATTATTTTGAAAAAGAAACAGACGAACTATTAGGAGAATAAAATGGCTTGGGTAGATGTACCAGGATCAAATAGTATTTGGGAGTATGAAAATACTGCTACAGCAGCTAATACTTATGCAAGCGCACCAGGAAGTTATTCAGGTGGTATAAGAACATTTACATCTGCTGATGGTATGGTCTTTAAAAATTATGTTAGATGTAGAAAAAAAGGCACAACTGTTGAACGTGGTGAATTATCAAAAGATTTTTATGACGCTACACACGTAGGATTTTAATGACCGTAGTAGCTGAAAAATTAGTTGACAATACAGAACTGTTTATTAATACGGTAAATGGTAAGAGTAATGAGGCGAGTCAATTAGTACAAGATATTAATGCTTTACAAAATGCGACTTCTGAACCAGAAGTATCTATAGTAAATGTACACCACGATATACAAGGCACAGGCAAGGTGACTTTACAATTTGGAGATGAAGATACTTTAGAGTTAAGTGGTCGTGGTAATTATGGTTTAAAACCAGAAGAGAAAAAGAAACTAGGAACTAAAAACATATTTGTAAAATCTGATAATGATGTAAGTATGTTTAATTTAGTTGTTGAAAGTCAAAAGACAAGAGGATTTAATTAAAATGGCAGATACGGTAACAACACAAACAATATCAGATACAGCAGGCGTAAAGTATGTTGTTAAGATGACTAACTATTCTGATGGATCAGGAGAGAATCTAGTTAAAAAAGTAGACGCTTCTGAACTTACATTTATGACAGAAGACGGAAACAGAAGTATCGCAAGAGTATACTATTCAGTAAACGTATCAGACGCAAAATCTGGAGTTGAATTAGTATGGGATGGCGCTACAAACGCTACTGCTTTATTTGTATCAGGTCAAGGATTTATTGATTTAAGAACTGATGGAAACTCGTTTAAAAACAACGCAACTACCCCTACGGGAGATGTATTGTTAAGTACCAAGAACTTTGCAAATGGTGATAACTACACATTAATTGTTGAGTTTAGGTAAGAAAAACGTATAAATAGTAAGAAGAGAGAGATATGAAACTAATTACAGAAGAAGTATCAGACGCTAAATATATCGTTGAAGAAGTCAACGGTAAAAAGCAATACAAAATTAAAGGTATCTTTTTACAAGCTGATATCAAAAATAGGAATGGAAGAGTATATCCTAGAGAGATATTACAGAAAGAAGTATCAAGATATAATAGAGAATTTGTTAACAAAAAGAGAGCATTTGGCGAGTTAGGACATCCTGACGGACCAGTTGTTAATCTTGAAAGAGTAAGTCATATGATTACAGACTTGCATCCTGATGGGTCAAACTTTGTTGGCGAAGCTAAAATAATGGATACACCATACGGTAAGATTGTTAAAAATCTTATTAACGAAGGTGCTCAATTAGGAGTGTCTTCAAGAGGTATGGGTTCATTAGTAAATAGAGGTGGTATTAATGAAGTAGGAAGAGATTTCTACTTGGCTACTGCCGCTGACATTGTAGCAGATCCATCTGCTCCTGACGCCTTTGTAGAAGGTATTATGGAAGGCAAAGAGTGGGTTTGGGATAATGGTGTAATAAAAGCAAGAGATATTGAAGAATATAAACAGTATATCAAAGAGGCAAAAAGACTTAAACTTGCAGAAGCTAAGGCAAAAGTCTTTAAATCCTTCATTGAAAAACTGTAATATTATAAATATCTATTAACAAATAAATAAACGTTTATTTAATAAAAGGGAGTCTTTAAAATGGCCGATACAGACAAAATAGAAGCGTTAGAAGCCGAAGCTGTGAACGAAGCTAATTCAGCTAATCCACAAGCGGATGCTCCTAAAAAGAATGCTGTTGCGGCTGAACCTTCTCATATCGCTAAGATGAGTGAATATGAAGATTTAGGTAAAGCAGTAGTTAAACCTACAGACAGCAATCCTGACGCAACTAAAAAAGTTAAAAAAGTTTCTGGACAGGCTCCTCAAAAGGCTGCAGGTGCTGCTGACGCAATGCCTAAGCTTAAGGAAGAGTCAAAAGACAAAGAAACTAAAGACAATTCGGAAAAAGAAATCAAAGAAGGCGAACTTCCAGCTGCTTTGAAAAAAGCAATTGAGAAGAAAAAAGACGGCGAAGAAGTTAAAGAAACTTCGGATGCTGGTGAAGTTTCTAAAGAAGCAGAAAAGAAAAAAGAAGACGCTAAAGAAGAAACAAAAGAAGATGAAAAGAAAAAAGAGATTGACGTTAAAGAAGACGTTGAAGCTCTTGTCGCTGGAGAAGAAGATTTAACCGAAGAGTTTAAATCAAAAGCTGCTACTATTTTTGAAGCTGCGATTAAATCTAAAGTAAAAGATATCGCTGAGTCAATGGAAGCAGATTATCAAACTAAATTAGAGCAAGAAAGTGCTAAAGCGAAAGATGAGTTAACTGAAAAAGTTGATTCTTACCTTTCTTACGTAGTTGAAGAGTGGATGAAAGAAAACGAAATCGCTCTTGAAAGAGGTATCAAAGGAGAAATCGCTGAGGACTTTATTAGTGGTCTTAAAAAATTATTTGAAGACCATTACATTGATGTTCCTGACGAAAAATATAATGTGCTTGAAGACCAAGCAGGTAAAATTGAGAAGTTAGAAAAGGACCTTAATGAGCAGATAGCTAAAAACGTTGAGTTAAACAAAGAAGTTGGTACTAAAGAAAAAGAAGAAATTAAATCTAAAGTATCAGAAGATTTGGCTGACACAGCGAAAGAAAAATTTGCTAAACTTGCTGAAGAAATTGAATACTCTAACGCTGAAGATTATACGAAGAAGTTAGAAACTGTAAAAGAATCTTACTTTGGAAAAGGTGAAGCGAAAGAGAATCTAGATGATGTGGCGGCAGATGGATCAACACCAG